GGATTAATCATCTTATTAGTTTATTGTTAGAAATAAGACATCAAATTATTTATTATCAAGAAATAGAATAAATTAATTATTTTTTTATTTTTTTTAAGAACTATTAAAAATTATAATAATATGAATAGAAAGTATAAAAGTAAGAGAACTTATTATAGAAGATATAAGAAGAAGTGGACTCCATATAATAGTGAAGTTCAGGTAACAGCACCAGGTGCAACAGTAAATAGTGGTTATTATGTAGAAAATGCAGTTAATTGTGTATATGGATCAAGTAATTCATTAGGTAATTTTGCAGCAGCACAAGATGCATTAAGTGCAATAAATTATTATATTTGTAGAGTAAGATTTAATGGTGTATTATTTACACCAGTAGCAGGACTTAGTTATGTTATTTATATATGTTACGTTCCTAATGCAGTAACAATTGATAATGGACAACAAGCAGTACAAGATGCTAATTTAAGAGAAGCATATTTTTATAAACATCCAGAATATGTTTTAGCATGGACTAGATTAGATTATGTTAATAATACAGGAGATACTGGTGAAGTTAGACTTTATAGTAAAATTAAGAAAAGATTATCACCAGGTGATAGAATGTCAGTAGTTGTTTTAGCAAGAAATACTTCAGGTGCAGCAGTAAATATTTCTAATTTACAAGGAACATTTAGTTGTTATCTTAGAACTAATTGATTTTAATTTTTTTTTATTTTTAACTAAATAAATTAAATTATGTATTCAAAGATTAATGTAGATGTTTCATGTAAAGATAATGAATTTGAAACAGTTAGATTATCTACTTCAGATGGATTTAAGCAGGTTGGATATAAAGTACTTCCTATTATTAGAGGATCTTCTACAGTAAATGGAGATTCAGCACATTCTCCTACATTACTTGCTAGAGAACATAATTATGTTACTTTTAATGTAAAAAAAATAAAACTTTCATGTACTTTTTACACAAATAATAATTCTGTTGCAGTTTTTAGATCTTGTTATGTTGTTTTATTTAAGGTTCCTTATATTAGTGAAGATAAATTACCAACTCTTATTAATGATGGTGCTGTTACTGGAAGTATGGATAATTTTATATTATATAAATCTCCTGAAAATGTATTAAATTATGGTTGTTTTAATATGTTTAGTAAAAAGAATGGTCCACAATATACTTTATATTGTAATAAATCAATTACTGTAGGTCCTAATGATTATCTTGGTGTTTGTTATTTACTTGGTAGTAATTCTGGAAATATTGTTCTTAATGTTGATGCAAGTGCAGAAGTTATATTTAAACCGATTTAATTTAATTATATTATTAAATAATAATTTCTTTCGAATTAAGTGTAGTAGGTGCTAATTAAAAAACTCCCGAATTTTATTAAGTGATATTAGGTGGTTTAGAATTAAGTGAATTAAGTAAAATAATTGAATTACGTCAATTAATTTCACCATATGGATTTTCTTCAACATGAATTATTTCTGTTCTTCTTAACCATTGATTTTTTGCTTCTTCAGGAATACTAGAATATATTTCGTGTGGATCAAAAATTGATGTAATGTAAATTCTCTTGTATCTATTAAACCAATTTCTTTCATATTTAATATTCATTGGATGTACATTCTTATCAATAAATTTAATAAATTCAGAAGGTTTCATATCTGATGGTCTAAAATCATCATATACAGCAATTTCACTCGGTTCTTCTGTATTTACACCATCCCAAAATGTTCCATTAAAAGATACTTGGTCATATTGTTCATCTTTTCCTATAAGTTCTGTAAATACTTTTTTACTTTTTCCTACACCTGATTCTCCCCAAAGATAATAAACTTTTAAATCTGGTTTATGTGTAATAGCTGGAGTTAATGTTTTATTTAAATTTACTTCTTTCCATATTTTATAATGTGATATTTTTACTTCTTCAAATGGTAATCCTTTTAATTGTGAAGCAAATTTTATTTTATCTCCTTTTTTTCTACTAGTAATCATTTTAGGAGTTCCTATTTCATCTAAAGTATTATTTACTTTAAATAATTTTTTTATTTTAATAATATAGTTTTGATTATCTGTTGTTGAACCATTACATCCTTCTATATGTGCATGATAAACATCTCTTGCATATAATCTTATTCTTTCATTGAATTGAACATAAATATGAATATGTAATTCATTTCTTTTGTTTTCTTCTAAGCAAGATATAAAATAAGTAGCTTTTTTTTCATTAATTAAATAATCTTTTATCTCCTCGTAATATTTAATAATATCTTTGTTTATTGTTAATTGTATATGTTTTGATCTTACAAAGAATTTGTTTCTCTCTTGATTGTTCATTGTCTGGCCATAAAAAGGTTAGTATTACCCTTTTTATGGACAGGGACACCAAAAAATATGTAAATATAATATATGTAGGTATTTTAATTGATAATGATATTAGAATCTATTTAATATAGAATCTATTTTATTATAGAATGTATCATTTGTGTGATATTATAGATATTGTTGATCAATTATTATCTATTTGTGAAGATGAGATATTTAAGAAGAATAGTGAGTGGATTAATCATCTTATTAGTTTATTGTTAGAAATAAGACATCAAATTATTTATTATCAAGAAATAGAATAAATTAATTATTTTTTTATTTTTTTTAAGAACTATTAAAAATTATAATAATATGAATA